CGCTTTGATCGCCAGCACGGTCAACGGCAACGGATCGGGTTGCGTGATCGTTACAGTCGGGTCGATTCTCCATCCTAGAAACTTGATGCGCTGCCCGCCGGTGCGGCGCGGCGGCGGGAGGTTGGCGTCCTCGTGCAAGCGATAGGCGGTCTTGGTGTAGCCGTTGCCGGTGAAGCGGCAGGACTCGTGAGTGAACACGACCGCCTCATTGATCTTTGCCAGTTCGCCTTGTCCGGAGCCGCGGGCGTCCTCGAGCACGGCGGGGAGCGTCGTGATCTGCGTCGGGTAATTGTCGCCAACCCAATAGGGGCCGGGCGGGATGTCGTCCATGAGGAGCGGATAGGGGCCTAGCGCGTAGCCGCTGAACGTCACGACGTCCACGGTGCGCGCGGGGAACATGGAGGGGATTGCCGAGAGTTGCCCGGTCTGTAACTGCTTGGCGCCGTCGAGCGTGAGCCCGCTATTGAATAGCTCAAGGTGAAAATTCGGGTCGCCGGGCCGCGCCACGCTGCAATAGACTTGCTTGTAGATCACGCAAACGGAGCCGAAAAAGCCGTTGGTTTTCCACGGCACGAAGTTGCGGACCTCCTGCGCCTCCATGAGCATCATGATCGCGAGCGAACCGTCGGCATTGGAGAAAAACACATACCGCTCGGGGCCGCCCTCAAAGTTGGTGATGACACACATGTCATAGGGGTTATTGAGCAAGTGCGGGGAGAGCACCGATACCTCCTGCGCGCTCCACGTCTTGTTGTTGTCGCCGGTGTTCTTGAGCTTGATGACGGTCGAGCCGGAGACGACGACAACGCCATCATCGAAGCCGCGCATTTTGCACGAGCCGCTGATCGGCCACGGCGAGCCGAAGGGAATGAACGCCATAGACGACGGGCGGAAAGGCGCGTTGAGCCCCTCGGGGACGTAGTACATGCCTTTATCGGTGCCGAGTAGCAGTTGGTCGGCGGAGTAGAGCTGCCGGATCTCCGCGGCCGCGGCGTCTCCGATGGTGACAAGGATGGCGTCGGCGTCCGCGCCGGTGCCGACGTTGAACGAGAAGATGTTGTTGATGCGCGAACACATCAAAAGGTTGGGCACCTTGGGGTGGCCCGCGAAGCAGAGCCGGTTGCGGTGCATCGCCACGCAAGAGGGATAGCCGTTGCCGGGCGTGAATAGGGCTTGGTCCCAATCGCTGACGCTAACCGGCACCACGCCACTTGACGGGCCCGAAACGGCGTTGATCTTGGACGTCGAGGCCGGGCCCACCAATACCTCGCCCACGGTGAAGGCTTGGAGGCTCGTCTGCGGGACTTGAATGTCGATGCCGATTTGCGCGCCGCCAAGAGTGCCGGAGCCGACAATGTTCTGAGTTCCGCCAGCGGTCGAACTAGCGTTGCGCGAATAGACCATGAGGGCATTGCCCTCGAGGGAAATGCTGCTGACAACGCCCTTGGCGAGACTGTCCGCGCCTATGACAGATTCGCCGGTGGTGAACGTCGTCGCGTCCTGCACGACAAGGATGAAGGTCGGCGGGAGACGCTCGAGCACGGTTCCGGAGAATTGCGAGGGGCTATTGACACTGTCGACGCGGATCTCGCGGCCAAGGTAGCGGAAGATGCTCCCCGTCTCGGTGCCATTCAGGATCGCCTCGTTGAAGTCGACAATGATGGCTCCCTCGTACCCGCTCGGCCGCATGAGCGCCTTGGTGCCAGCGATCTTGAAATAGGGTTGCTCGGTGCGCGGCCCGTTGGTGAGGAACGCGAACGGGGCGAGGGTCCATGAACTAAAGCCGGTGCGGGTGATAACCTGCGGCGGGAACGTAAAATGCGTCACAATGACGGTGTTGCCCTGCTGCATGAAATCCATTTCGGTGATCGCCGGGAAAGTCCACGGTGCTCCGCCGAAGCCGCCAAGGAACGCGCCGCCGCTGCTGTACGCATACATGGCGTTCGTCCAGAACACGAGGATGGCTTGATCGACCTCGTTAAAGACAAACTCCACGATCCGATTTGAGCCGGGCAACGGTGTGAGATCGAGCGTGCCGGGCCGCCGCGACGTGCCGCCGCCAATCAAGCAGCGCCGGTTGAGGAGAGACTTGGCGCCGTTGTTGTATTGCTTGATGTCGACGCGGAGCGCGAGCTTAGGATCTAGCTCGCCCGCAATGAATGTGGTCTGTAGCTCCTTCTTGCGCGCCATCACCAATCACTCATGTTGCTCCGGTGCATCCCGCGGCGCGCGGTGAACACGGCGCCTTTGCGCGCTCGGATCATAGGAGAGTCGACGGGTTGCCGCGGCGTCTGCGATTGCGCGTCCCTGTTGCGCGCGACGGCTTGTAGGTTGGTCGCCTGCTTCAAGCGCGCCTCGGCTTGCTCGTAGCGTTCGCCGATAGCGCGGAGAAAGAGCGGCTCGAGCGTCGTGATGACGGCTTGCCGAAAGTATTTCGGCCACATGTTCTCGTCCACGCGATAGGTGTATTTCGCGGCGACGAAAGTATCCGGGCCCCATAGCGTTAGGATTTTGTCCGAGAGTAGCTCGTAGTCGATGGGCTCGCCGTTGGCGGTGACAACGCGGAGATCCAGCACGTCGGCGGGGACTTGGTAGGCGAAGAGCCAAGGCGGATCGACCTCAACGTCAAGCTGCGCGAGGTTGAGCGTGCGGCTCGCGAATTTCCACGGATAGCCGGAAAGCAAGCCGTTCACGATGTCGTCGTAGTTGAGCGCGGCGACGGTGGCCTGCGGCGTGCCTTCATCAAATGACGTGATCGCGTCGTCGCCGGTGCGACCAAGAGCGGCGTTGACGACGGTTATGGCGGCGCCGTTAAGGGGCATGGATGAGATCTCCAAGCAAGTCTAGGACCGTTGCCGGGATCGGGTTGTCCTCGAGCTTGAGCGCCTCGATGGAGAGCGCCTTCACGTCTAGCTCAACCTCGGCCAAGAGCAACTCGCGTTCTCGCTCATTGAACGAGACATGTTGTCGGAGCGCCTTCCTGCGCTCCTCGCCTTGCTCGAGCGGCAACGCCGGTAGCTCGCCCACGCCGTCGCTAACCTCGAGCAAGAGCGCGTTGCGCGCGTCGGTGAAGTCCTCCGAAATCTGCCGGAGCTTGCGCCGGGTAATGGCGATCTGCAATCGCGTGTCGCCGCCGTAGCGATAGAGCGTCGGCTTGTCCGCGCCGTTCTGGTACGAGTCGAGTTGCCCGATGGCGTTGAGCATTTCGAGCGCGGTCTTGACCGTGATCTTCAACGTCTCCTCCTTGCGATTAACGATCCCTTCACCGTCACACCACTAAGCTGATACTGCGCCACGAGATAAATCGTCGTTGTGGCCGCAAGGGAGAACCGTACTACCGGAACCGCTAAATCCATCAATCCACTCGCCACAGTGAGAGATCCCTGAGAATTTCGCCGAACATCAGTGTCGAGTGTCGCGCTCGTCAATGAAACCGATAGGACGCCAAAACTAAGGTTCGATCCTGTAAGCTGAAAGTTGCCGTGCCCTGCCACATCCCAATCACCCGCAGGCAAAGATATGCTGGTCACATTCGCGGGTGAGGCAGCAGTAAGAGCAAGCCCGGCCTGCGTGCCTTCAACATACTCGCCGACATAACCGGCGGCGGCGCTGCTGCCGCTGCTGTCGCCGATGAGTTGGCAACCGCCGCTGATGGCGGGACGGAAGCTCGCAAGCATTTTGGTCAAGTCGCCCGCATTCCACACGGTCAAGCCGGTGCCGGGATAGTTGGGCACAATGCAGACGTCGCGCGGCGCGTTGGGATTCGATGTGCCGCCAAGGAAGAAATAGGCGTTGCAGTCGCCCGCCGCGTTGTTGAATAGGAAGCCATTGCCGACGCCGTCGCCCGATTGTCGCACGTCGAATTTGGCCGCTTGGATGCTCTGAAAGCCGGGGTCCGCAGCGAAGGTGCCCGCGGCGATGCCGCCCGACGGCCAAATGCGGAGCTTCTCGGTATAGCCTTGCCCGGCCTTGAAGTTGGTAAAGCGGATCGAGGAGTCGATGAAGCCCGACGACGCAACCGACTCCGTTTGGACGACAATCTCCGCGCCCTTCACGAATTGCGAGCCATCGTTGCCCTCGAAATACAACCCGCCGAGTCCGTCGCCGATGGAGTTCGCACCGTGCGCGTTGGTCGCGCCTCGGCTATGGCGGAACTTGATCTGCGGAGCGCCCGCTCCGGCCTGATAGTTGCTGATCTGGATTGCAGCGGTGGCGGCAGTAGTCCCGGTGACGTCGACAGTCCCGCCTGCGCTGGAAAACGGCGCGGTATGCGGGCCTGCGAGGATTACACCGCTCGAATGGATTGTCATGGCGCGCGACAGCGCGCCGCCGCCGGTCTTGAAAACAAGATCGGCAAGCAGGACCGAACCCGACGGGGTGCCGCTGTTCATCTGGCATTCGATGGAGGCGGGGGTGGTGTGGAGGCCGCTGGCGTTTACCGCGCGCCAAATGAGCCTGCCGAGATTGTCCGAGCCCGACACTCCCGCTGTGGTTCCGAAGGTGCCGCTACGCGATTTATAGAGGACGATGTCGGGGCCGATGGCGTCGTTGCTGTATTGAACGGACGCGAAGCCGCTGCTCGCCATTGTCGACGTGCCGGGGCCCGCCGGTGGCGCGGCGCTCGTTATTCCAAGCACGGTGAAATTGGAGAAGCTGTTAACGGCGGTGAAGGCGTTATAGCTCCCCTTGAGCACGTCGCCGCCGCTGCTGGCGGTCGCGGTGAGTGTGCCGCCGGTGAACGTGAGCCCGCTGCCAATGACGACGGCGCTCCAAGTGTCGGCCGCGGATCGGTAATAGATGGTGTTGGTGAGGTTGGCGCCCTCGAGCGCGGCGAGGTCGTTGGTGAGAATGAGCGCGGCGCCGCTGCGGGTGAAGCCCGCGGGCGGAAGCGTGATGCCCTGAATGAGATTGCCGGTACTGTCCGAAAAGCCTGCGAGTTGCGCGCTGGTGACGGCGCCGCCGGTGTTGACGCTGCCGGTGCCGGTCGCGCTCAACGTGCCGCCGGTAAAGGTGAGGTTGGTCCCGATGGTGACGGTCGACCAAGTATCGGCGGCGCTCCTGTAATAGAGGGCGTTGACCGCGATGGCGCCCGCAAGAGACGTGAGGTCGGCGTCGAGCGGTTGCGCGCCTATGCCAGCGAGGTAGGTGGCGGCGTCGGCATTTGCCATGAGGCCGCGGGCGAACGCCGTTGCGGTAAACGTGCTCTGAGCCGTGCCTCCAACGGAGCTTGTGTAATAGGGAACCTTGTCAGCGGCGATCTGCGCGCCGGGGGTGTTCATAATCGAAACAAGCGCCGGATGCACGATGCCGAGAGTGCCGCCCGCAAACGTGAGCCCCTGCGTGACGTTGACGGTCGACCATGTGTCGGCGGCGCTGCGGTAGTAGATGGCACCGTTGACGGTCGCGGCCTCGAGGCTCGCAAGATCGTTCTTGAGGGTGAGGTTGGCGCCGACGAGTCCAATGCCCTCGGTCGGAAGATTGATGCCGCGCAACGTGGCGCCGGTGCTGTCGGCGTAGCCGGTGAGCATCGAAGAGGAGACGGCGCCGCTGGTGACAACGCCGCTGCCGGTGAGCACGCCAAGGGCAAGGTTGAGGCCCGCGCCAATGGTGATCCATCCAACGTGCCCGGTGGTGGTGAACGTGCCGAGTAGCCTGTTCTCGGGCCCGGAGAAGGACTTGGTCGTGAGGTCAATGGTGCCGTCGGCAATGTTGCCGTTGAGCACCTGTCCCGCGCCAATCATCGAGCCGGTGATGCCGCCCGCCGTGATCCCGATTGTGGCCGGGCCTAGCGTGATGCCGCCGCTCGGCGGGACGTCGACCCCCTTGATGAGCGTGCCGGTGCCGTCGGCGAACCGCGCAAGCTGCTGGTTGTTGACGGGTGGCACGGGGTTGACGGAGCCGGTGCCAGCGCCCGACGTCGAGGCAAGAATCCCGTTGGTGCTGTCGTAAACCAAGCCGGTGCCGACGCTGACGGTGCGCCAACTGCCGCTCGCGTTCGTGCCAAATAGCCTGTTCGCTGTGGTCGGCAGAGCCTTCGCTACGATGTCGATGCTATTGTCGATGATGTGCCGGTTTTTAATCTGCCGGTCGGCAATGTGCGGGTCGATGATTGCGCCGCCCGCGATGAAGTCCTCGGTGATGTAGCTCGGGCCGATTTCGATAACGAGCGGCGGCACGTCGGGGACGCGGAGCCGGAGGCCGGGCCCGGCCATGACCATTTCCATGAGGCCGCCCGGATCGCTGCCGAAGAGGCGGTTAGGCGTCACCCCCGCCATCTTGGTCCGGAGGTCAATCGAGTGGTCGACAACCTTCTGGTTGATGATGGTGGAGTCGGCGATGTAGTCGGTCGTGATCGAGAGTTTCTTTAGGTCTAGCTCGTCCACGCCGCCGGGGCCGGGATTGACGGTCCAATCAAAGCGGGATGCGTTGAAAGTGATCTGCTCAACGAATCCGCTGAAAGACTTGGCGCGGCCAAGGACTCGGTGGCCCTCGATGAATTGCAGTTTCTCGAGCCCGACGGAGCCGTCCGGCAACGGGACGCCGCCGCCTAGCGAGGCGTAGATCCCCTTGAGCAAGCTGATGACGGACTCCGGTCCAACTACCGTCGTCGCCATCTGGTCGGTCGTGTTGCCGATAGCGGGGCTTGTTTTGCGATAGTGAACGGGGTTGTACGGCATGGCTCACGATCTGTAGATGAGGACGATGCAGCGTTGCCCATTCGGGATGGCGGCGCCGACGGACTGCCATTGGACCGGCATTTCAAAATAGGTGGTCTTGTCCACGGCATTCGCGTTGAGTTTGAACACGAGCCACTTGGTCGCGTCGGTCTTTTGTTGGATGAGGCACGTCGCGCCAGCGGTGGCGAGCTTCAAAAAATTCTGCTGCGCCGCCGCGTCGGCGTCGTTGTAGTGGAACCACAACAGGCTCGCCGACGTCTGCGTAACATTGTTGAGCCGGAGTTGCGTGCTGCTCGGCGGGGCAATGATGCCGCTGTCGAGCGTGTATTCAAACCGCAGCGTGACGTCGCTGCCGCGCTCGCCCTCGAGCACGGTGATCCGGGTGTTGAGTTGGCTAATAGCGTCGGTCGTGTTGGTCTGCCAAATATCATCCGACGCGGCTTCGCTCTCGAGTGCATCCACGCGCTCGGTGAGCGCCACCATTTGTTGCTCGAGCAAATCGACGCGATGCCCAAGCGCGGCCGCGGCCTCGAGCGAGCCGACAAGGATGAGCTTCTTGAGTAGCGATATGACGGTCTGCGGGTCGGTTACGAGATCCGCGGGCTCGTCCTCGGGATTCCCGATTGCCTTATCGGGAGTGCTGTATTTGAAGCCAGCGTTGATGACGTTTCCCATTCGGACGCTCCTGCTGGCGTCCGATGGCTACCGCCTCGTTCGCCGTCCTCGATGCGACTCCTCGCCCTCTTCGTCGGGCAGAGGCGGAGCGGGCTCGGCCTTGGGCAAGCTATCGGTGAGCGCGCGAGAGGCGCCGCGGCCCACGGCGTCGTCGCGTCTCTCCTTGAGCTTGGCGTCTCGCTCCTTGCATTTCGCTTCGCCTTCCTCGTCTACGCCTGCCATGCCGAGAGAGGGGACGTTGTCCCCCCACTCGATTGTTTGACCGGCCTCTACGAGCACGGGCGAGTCTGAGCCCGGCCGATGGATGAAGTGCGGCCGCGTTAGGAGATAGGCGACCATGACTAGGCCCCTTGCGCTCCGGTGATGCCGGTGGTGAAGCCGCTGGCGTAGGCACGCCACATCTGCTCGTTCCAGATAATTCCGACGCTGATGGCGCCCGCGGTGTACGGACCGCCGGTGACGGCAAACGCGGCCCGGAGATACCGCTCATAGTTGGCGGGGTTGAGCCGGGCGAAGAACACTTGACCGGCCTTCGCTCCGGCGGGGATCGCGAGAGCCTGCCCAAGCGCGACCGGCGTGCCGAATGCGGTGTTGTCGTCGGTCGAGAGATTGACGACGGCGCTCGCGCCCGCGGGTGCCATGTCGACCGTGCCGGTGACGGCGGCGAAGATCCACAAGGGTTCGCCTGCGCCAATGTCCCGATAGGGATTGACGCCGATGCCGCCGGTGAGCGGGCCCAAGTCGATGTCGTTTTGCGTGTTCGCGCTCGCGGTGAGAGCCTGCGCGTCCGAGAACATGAGTTGCTGGTCGAGGATCATTGTCGGTTCTCCTGTCTCCTCGTGATCGGTGCGCGCTGCGGCTAGACTACCTGCGCCTCATTGTTGAGGATTTGATCCACGAGTTTAATCTGGATGCCATCGAACGAGAGTTTCGGACGGCTCTCCTCGTTGCCCATCGTGAGATACACGTTGGGTCTGTTCATGCATTGAATCCGAAGGATCGTTCGCACGGTCCTATTCGCATAGAAAGACATCGTCGCGCTCGGTCCGGTCTTTGGAATCTTATCGACCGCAACCGCCATTAACTCCAAGAGGTCGGCTTGGTTCGCCTGCGATGAGAGATTGCTCACGTCGATGTTGGCGATGCGGACGATGTACCTCCAATCTTTCACGACTAGGCCGCATTTCCACTTGTAGTCATCCATGAGCGCGCGGAAACGATTGTTGCTCGCGTCGAAGGCGTCGGCTTCGCCAAGGTCTTTGTGCTGCAAGCCGCCCGCGCTGCCCTTGGGATAGATGCCGAACACGGTTTGCTCGCCCCAACCGATGAGCCAAATGCTCGTGTTGTCGGTCTGCACGCCGCCGCCGTTAACGATGTTCTCCTTGTTGAGCGCGTTGGTGCGGTCGCTGAAACGAGTGGCGAGCCCGCTGAACCGTTCCGGGTTCGCGCCGACGTTGCCGTAGAACAACGTCTGCACATACATTTGCCCCATGCTCTCGAGGAACGGAGCATTTTCCGAAGCCCTGAACTCTGCGGTGTTGCCGTTCAACTCGGCGAGGTCGACGTCGATCTGTCCCCTCGCCTCCATGATCGCCGCGGCCTCGTCCACTTGTGCGGTGGTGCTCTTGCTCGGCGGGACGCCTTGGTTGAGGCGGCGCCAGTAGACTTGCGGCAAGCCGGTGCGGACCGTGACACGGTGGCCGGTGGGGAGGTTGCCCTCAAACATGGGCACGTCCGTCACGACCTCGTTCGATTGATTCAGTAGCTCCGCAATAGCGGCAATCGAGCCATCCGGATCGGTCCGCTTGGCGACGTCGACAAGGTTGGGGAGTCCGCCGATGGTGGGCATGGCTATCCTGCCTTTTGCTGTGGAGCTTCACGCGAGGGCATGTTGGGATACATGCGCTGCGCTATGGTCTTGGGGGGTGCGGCCGGTTCGTTGGCGGGCGCCATTTGTCCGCCCGTGCTGTGCGGGACGCCGCCGATAATCTTCCGCATGATCTTTTCAAACGCGACTACGGCGGTGGCGTTGGTGAGCCAACTCGCCGCCTCAACCCGCTCCGCGGGCTCGAGGCCGGAGCCGCCTATCCAAGCGAGGATTGTCTCTTTGCGCTGCTGTGCGTTGTCGCCAAGTTTCTTGTTCTCCGCGGCCTCGTATTCAACGGCCGCCTGCTGGTCGGCGACGTAGTCGCCCACGTTCTTGCGCGCCCACATGTTATGGACGGCGTCGATCTGGTCTTGGGTAAAACCCTTCTCAACCGCCACTTGGCGGAAGGCCGCTGCAAAGGGGTCGTCGGGCTTGAGTTTCCACGTCGTCCCCTCGGGTAGTTTGAGGTCGTCGGGGAGCTTCGTGGGAAATTTGATGTCCTCAACCTTGCGCTGCGAGAGCGCGACCTGTCCCTCTAGGTGCTGGCGAATCGTGTCGAAATTCAACGTGTTAAGCGTGCCGTCCCACCATTGCGCGTGAGCGTCGGTGATCCACTCCGGGCGGACGGTGGCCGGTGGGGGCGCCGCCGGTGCCGGGGCGGGCGCCGGGACGGGCGTAGCGACCGCTGCGGGCGGCGGCGCCGCGGCGGCCGGAACCGCCGGAGCCGCCGGTGTCGTTGCCGGGGTCGGGGAGGACGCAGGCGTTGAAGGGGCAGCGGCGGCGGTTTCGGCCATGCGCGCGAGAAAATCTCAGCGCGCGGCCGCTATCCAAAGGACTCAACAGTCGTTCACTTGGAGGATCGGCTTCAACTCCTCAACCTCCTGCTTGAAGTGGGGCATGTAGTGTTCGCTGAACGGGTCGAATGCAACGCCGCTGATGAGTTCGTGCCCGCAACCGTGGCATTTCCAGAGGTCGCCGCGCCAAAGTTTGTACGGCTTCCATTGGTCGGGCGCTCCTAGTCCCGGTGGAGCGCCGTTGAACGCGGGCATCCCCTCAAGGAACCAAACGCCATTCTGGTGCGGCCGGTAGAACCGGCGGCACGCCACGCATATCGGTTTCAGGGCGCTCATGTGCGGTCGGTCGCCTTGTCCTCGGCCGCTTGTGCCTGTGCGATGTGGCGCTTGATCGACCGGAGGATGTCCCGTTGCGCCTCGAGGTAGCGCAACAGGGGCTCGCCGGGGCTCGGGCCCAAGGCTTGATCGAGCCGGGCGGTCATGCGGGCGAGCCACACTTGGCCGTGCCGCGTCCGGAAGAGGCGCGGCTCGAGGGTCGGAAAGTCGTCGGTGTCGGGCGGCCCGGCGGTTTTCTCGCCTGCCATCCGGCGCTCGCGGCTATCCCAACTCGGGGGCTCGGGTCCGTTCACGGTATCGCCCGCAAGATTTGGAAGAAGATGATGATGAGGAGTTGCTCTAGGGGGGTCATCTGACGCAAGCCTTGGTTAGCTCGAAGCGGTCGAACGAATAGGTGAAGCCACCACAAGGTTCAACCCATAACGCAATAGCAAGCAGCGTCCCGACTACGACTACGATAAATGCAACGCCGGTGCCGAGTGCTATCTTCATGGTTTGCCCCGCAACCGCGCCGCCCACTCACGGCATTCGGCAGCAAGCCCCTCAACTTCCCAATCATCGCCGGTCAACAGCGTGGTCGCGTGCCGGTCTAGGAAGGCGGCGGCTTCGGCAACAGCGGTGTCGGCGGCGTGCATTGCTTCGCGCCGCTGGTTTACTTCTTCTTGAAGGCGGCGACATTCAGCGGCGAGCCTATTGCGTTCTTCTCGCATGTGCTCAATCTCAGTCATGGTGGCTCGCGCCATCGGCATGTCGGTCATGTCTCACCCCCGCAGTCTCCGCGCCATCGCGCGGCACTCGGCGGCGGCCTCGTCCCGCCCATTCAAGAGCGCGATTGTCGCTCCGTCGAACAATTCCACCACCGCATCGAGGACGGCGGCGGCGTCAATAACCTTCCGCGCAAGATCGACGTGGCGCTGCTCCAGTTCGTTATACATTTTCTCCCAAGGTGGCAGATCGCTCTGCTCGTGCGTAGCCATACCTTCGCCGTCGCGCATGGGCTTGCGGCGCCGGTAGGTGTTGCCGCGCTTGGGCTTGCGAAGATGGTCCGTCATTGTCTCTGCTTGTTGAGTAGGCGCATGATGCCTTGGATAAGCTCCGACGCGCTGTCGAGACTAAAGACCATGACCGGGCTTTGCCATTCCCCAACTTGGACTTGGAGCGTGATGCCTCGGTCAACCTCGTGCTCCGGGTCGATCATGCCAAGCCGGTAGCGGGTAACAAAGCCGCACTCTGTCACGGTCGCCGGGCCCATGCTCATTGCATCCCTCCCACGGTCTGCATGTTGAACAGAGCCGCGGCGCGGGCCTTGGGGATCGACCGGGCAATGCTGGCGAGCCCCTTGTCGGCCTCGTCATCGCTCGCGTGCTCCACGAAAAACCAGAGCAAGAGGTTGGCGATAATCTCGAATTGGATCTCCGGCGCCTCTTGGGTGATGTAGCCGTGCATGAGATTGATACTGGCGTCGACCGGGACGCGGGGCTCGGGCCGGTGCATTTGGACTCTCCTCGGTTTTAGAGTAGGCGCTCCTTCGCTGCCTCTTTAGATAGGTCGTCCGCGATGGCGCGCATAATGTCTATCTGATAATCCGCCTCCTCGCGAGACATGCGGTTGTCGCCCACAAGTCTTTTGTAGACGTCGACACGCTTTTTAATCTCTCGGCGGACCGCCTGTAATTTCTCCTCCGCTGTAAAGTTTCGCACCTTTGGCCTCCACGGTTGCCTCCCCTAACCCGCTGGTCCCAAGTCGTGCTCGTTCATGAGGTCGCGAAGCTCGCCGCTCGCGCCCTGTACCGTCTGCTTCTCGCTTGGGGTGATGGTCCTGTACCACGCCACAAACGCGGCCTCGCCCTTGCGGGCCTCGGCGCGGGCGCGGTCGAGCAAGGAAAGACCGCCGCCGTCACTCGGAGGGGTGACGATACCTTGCGACGGCGGCGGCTCCTCGGCGGGACGGTCGTTTGCCTCGATGTCCCCCGAAGCCTGAACCAGAGGCGGCTCGATCTGCGGGCCGCGCTCGGGATGAATCCATGCGGGGCGGCCTTGTTC